TGCTTTCATCTGTATTTTAGCATCTTTAAATACTTTTTTATACTTTTTAAATGAACTTAATGTCCATTCATCTGCTTCTGGTAATTCTACATGAGTAGTGTATGAACCTAACTCCTCATTCCAATCTATACCATAGAAGCCATTGCCTTCTTGATATAACATTATCATATTATACTGTTGATAGTTGCGTTACTGGATGTCCCCATCCTAGCAACTTCATGTCTTTTCCTTCTTCTGATTTAATATATAAACTTAAACATTTACCTGAACCTCTAAGTTTATTTTTAGTTACTACTACAGACTCTCCATTATCAAAAGTGTCATCTGGACCTGATGGTACATAGTTTCTTAATAGTCTATAAGCCTGAAAATCATCACCCCACTTACCACTAGTAGCAGAATCAGACCATCCCCAATGAGCTTGAACTTTACATGATGAAGGGTTAGTATGAACTAAACTATTACCTTCTGTTTTAAATCCATCTTCTGTTTGTTGAAAATAGAAAAATACATAAGGTATTTGTTTTTGTCTCATTATATCACCAAACAGTTCATAACCTGTATACAAGTAACTTTCATAAAATTTACCTTCATTATCAAACTCTCTCCAATCTACAAACCCTTTATCTTTATATTCAGACAAAGTAAACTTACCATTTTCTATTGTTAAGTAACTAAACTGTTCTCTTCTAAACTGTCTTGCTGGAGCTACTGACCTATCAACAGCCGTTCTACTTGATGCATATCCAGGTACTGGAACATAGTCTGCAACATAAGGAGTACTTTCTGCAAAGTCATTCTTATACCAAGCTTTTAAAGTTAAGTCGTATATTAATTCTTTATTGTATTTATTAGAGTAATTAGTATTACTATACCCATCATCAGTATTATATAACCATCTTACTCGGTTCTCTTTTTCATCATATACACCTTTACATAAATCTTTAGATATATCAGGTATATCTAAATATAGTTTTTGTATAGTTGTTAATGATATAGACTCTGATGCAAATCTACCTGAAGCTGTATCAGGTTTAAGTAAGTATATACCAGCTTTAGACCAGTATATAAAGTTACCATTTACATCTATGACAGAATCTCCATTAGTAATACCATTACTAGATATCTTACTTGCTTGGAAAGATGTTGCAATAAACCCTCCAGTATCTCCATAAATCTCCCACACGCCATTTTCTGCAAAAACTAATACCGAGGCTTGGGATGCTACAATTCTAACAACCTTAGTGATGTCAGGTATCTGTATAGTACCCCCATCTGTATCTATTAAATCATTAATACCTGGGTCTGTAGGGTCAGCTTCTTGATAACATTTACCAAAGTCATCTTCTGATTTAATAACTTTACTAAAGAATATATATCCTGAGTAGTTAGGTGACCTTTTATCTCCACCAGTTACTTTAGATTCAATACCTGAATAAAATAATCTTTGAGCATATGAAGTAATAGTACTAAAATTACCTTCTTCTCTATCTGTAGGTAATCCAGAAGTTACATCTGACATATTCATTCTACCTACACCACGTTCCCATGCATCAATAATAAAGCTACCCTTAGCTATTTGATAGTTAGAGAAAGAGTTTCTATTAAGTACTTCTGGGTCATACTCTTCATAGTTATCATCTTGAGGATTAGATATTTTACCTAATGTCCAGTTATCTGAGTTAGCAGGATATACACCAAGTTCATCTTTAGTCTTTTGTATAGCATCCCCACCACCTTTAACTATAATATTCTTATTCCAACCCTGGTTACGTAAGTTATACTTATGAGCATTAGATAAACTAGTAGGTCTAGTATCTATAAATAAACTATCATCTACTCCATAAGTATCTCTAATCTCAACAGGTATATCTTCTTTAGTTACTACTCCAGTATCTTTGTTATATTTTAACATAACAGGTATAGGTAGTTCTTTAGATACAATAACACAGTTATTATTAATGACAGCTATTTCTATCTTTTCATTAACTAAATCTGCTAAAGTAATTGGATTACCATTATTCTTTAAATTATCAGAAGGATTGTCTGTATTAAGATTCATAAACCAGAACTTACTTCTAATACGTATTACTCCTAGTACTACGTCAGAATCTCCACCAGGACTTCTCCATAAATGAAATGATTGCTTACTATTCTTTATTTGAGCATCTGAATAACCAGTATCTTTTATACCATAGTTTGTTTCATAGTCAAGTCCTAACCTTCTAGACCTAGAACCATCACGGTTAAGGACAAAGTTAGACTCGTCTATTGATGCATTCTCAGGAAATGTTAACTGATTAGCTTCAGTTACTAATCCCTTTACAAAAGACCTATAAGCTGCTTCCGCTTTCTGTGCCATTCATTTCCTCTTTTAATTTCTTCTTAGCTTCTTTTTTTTCTGTTTTAGCTCTTGCTTTTTCAAACTCATCTATTTCTGGTTGAGGTTCTGTTCTAGCTAAATAACTAGCTACAGCTGTATTCATAAATACTAATGATGTATAAGTACCTGATAATACTTTAGGTACTTCACCACCTTCACTCCATTGAAATATATAATGTGAACTATTAGGTTTAATTATTGCTTGTAAGTCCATCTTACCGTGTGTTTCCCAACTCATTTTAACATTGGTCATGTTTATCTCCTTATTTTACGTATTTTCCTCTGAGTGTTCCTGATTTTCTCATTCCACCCATACTTGTCATTGTTGGTCCAGCTCTAAATCTTTTTTTAAATTTATCTTTCTTTTTAGTTTTATCCATTCTATTAAGACCAGAAGGTGTATTTTTACTTATTAGTGCTGGATTAACTGGAGCTTTCTTTTTAACTGCTGCAGTACCAGGAACAGAATTACCTTTAGTATTACGATTAACCTTACCCATGTTAGGACCTACAGGTTTAAGTTGTGTAGGTGTATAAGGATTACCATTACCTTTAGAAATCTTACCAGCTTTTTTAGTTTTAACTGTTTTCATATAAGAAGGTTTAAACTTTTTACCAGATGTATCTGTAGGTTTATATTCTTTTGAACCAGGAGCTCTTGTAGGCTTTTCTTTTGCTAAAGGACCTGTGTATACAGACTTCCTTAAAAAGTCTTCTATTGTTTTAAATATTGCCATTACTTCTTTTCTCCTTTTCTAAAGTTCCTTCTACTAAATCTACTTTCTTTTAATTTTTCACTTTTCTTTAATTTTTTATTTTTCTTTAATTTTTTACTTTTCTTTAATTTTTCACTTTTTTTTTTACTTGGTTTTTTCTTTTTAATTTGAGTAGTCTTAATACTTATTGTTTTTGTTATTTTTTTTATTATTTTTAAAAGACTTTTCATTACCTTTTTCTCCCTTGATTAAATTTAACTTTAGGTATTTTTTTAAATTTTGGGAAAGAACTAGAATTAGACATAGCTTTTTTATATGCTTTCTCTGCTTTTTTCTTTTTCTTTCCATATTGTTCTTTATGAATAAAAGACTGAGTATTCGCTGTATTAAAACTCAATATTTATTACTCCTCTTGTAAGTTGAATGTCTACCATAGTTAGGATAGCTAATACCCTTAGAGATTTTCCAAGCATCTTGACTCATTCTACGTCTTTGATTTACAGAAATCTGTTCTGCTTTTTGATTAGCCATTTGTTTTAATGTTAAGAAACAAGCAGACTTAGCTTCATTAAGTAAGTATGTAAACATTTGTACAGGTAAATCAGGAGTAAATGTATCATCCATTATAAATGTTACTGACCTTTTACCATGACATTGTGTCTTACTATTTTGTAAAGTTGAGTCTATACTATTTAAATAAGAATCCATTACAATAGTTTCATCATCAAATGATGTAAAGTATTGTGGACATTTATCATTAAATATATTAATACTAATACCAGTACTATCTGTAACCTTTTGTACATTAGTAGCCGTACTATCTCTACCATCTACTATATACATAAATTCTTCTGGTAACTTATATTGTACCATTTGGTAGTTATCTTTATCTTTAATATTCTTTTTATTGTTATACTTAATCCATTTTAAATCAATGATATCTTCAGGTAACTTCATATGTGTAGGTTTATCAGCTGTACCACTAGCTTGTAACTTAAATAGTTCATATAAAAACGCATAATCTTTACCATCAATAATATTGTAGTAAGTAGTCTTAATTATCTGAGCTACTTGTAAAGCTTCTACACTATGATTAATACTATTGACAGTATCTGAATCCATATCAGATAAGATGTCTTGAGTCATTGCTAGTAGATTCATTTTAGCCATTTTATATTTCCTGTATTTCTTTATTAAATTAGGGGTAAGCCCTCCGAAGAGGGCGTTACCAAAGTATTACTGGTCGTATTTATAGTTTACAACCACTCTTGCTTTACCAGCTGTTGCTGTACCTGTATTAGATACAACAAGCTGTACGGGGTTGTCACTTACTTTTTCACCAACATCGGCAGTAGTAACATCACCTTCATCTAGATTAGAAGCACCAGCAACGTCAGCTGCTGCTACTGTACCATCCTTTTCTACAAGGCTAACTGCTAGTGCTGTTGCACCAGTCCAGTCTTCATCAACATAAATAGTTACATTGATAACACTAGCCTTTCCAGGAATAGTTTGAGGTAAATTACTGTCTAAAACTGCAGGTAGGTTATCAAAGTTGAAATCCCATTCTGCTGTTTTAATAACACCCATCTTTGTTGACTCTTGACCACCGTGAGAATTATCTGTTTCACGAGGACCATAGTGAGCTGCTACACCCCTTACTGGAGTAATTTCTAAAGTCATAATGTTTCTCCTTAGTAAGTTGCTGAATCAGTTAAAATAACGCCTAGTGTATCAGCACGCTGAACACCAAACCCGAACCTAGAAGTAACCTGATATTTATCAGCTCTTTCTTCTTGGTCTCTCCAACCTTCTGTTTGCGGAGCACGTCTCCATGCATGCATAACAGGCTTACATGAATCATCTGCTACGCACATGAAGATGTTAGCCTTATCACCAATTTCAGCTGTATCGTTAGCTAAGCTATAAGCTGCGCCATCGATAGCTTCTGAAGCTGTAAGTGATGGTAAGAAGTTAGAAGTGTAAATATCCCAACCCATAATGTTTCTTACGAAACGATGGTCTCTAGCAAAACCTTCGTTAAGAACACCTTGAAATTGCGGAGTGTTATTAACTACAGATGTTTGTGAGATTAATGTGTTAAGAGTTGCTTCTACAATAGGGTCAACAATAGCAATACGACCTGAAGCAGGTGCATTAGCTTTGTCAAACGCTAGTTTCATAGATACGAAATCACCTAAAACAATGTTTCGTGAAGTTGCTGATTCACCACCAGCTACCCATCTATGAGGTCTGTTGTTAATTAGGTTTAGGTCTGCTGCTGATTGACCAGCATTAGCTGTACCTAAGAAACGAGTTTCATGGTTTTCACCAAGAGCTCTTGTTGATTCCATAGCTCTCATAGCCATGAGTTGGTCTACCTGTGAACCATCTTCACGTAGGTCATCAGTTACTTTCCAAGCATCACCGATGTAATCAGTAATAGCTAGGTTAATAGTACCTGTGTCTATGTTAGTAAAGTTCAGAGGTGTATCCTCTGCCGCATCTTGAAGTGTTACAGTACCTACTGTTTTAATGTTTAGTGTTGTACCTGAACCGAAGTCTGTTACATCACGATACATTCCTTCTGGAAGAAGGTAGTCATGTAAGTTATCAAGAATAAACTGAGAATACTGTTGCGCTTCAATGAACGCAGTTGTATTTGCAGTAGTATGTGCCATTCTTTAAGTCTCCTTAAGACTGATTAATTTTAGCTCTAGCTCTACCCCAAGCTGCTAATAAGTCTTTAGTTGAACCACCTTCTACCTTTGCAGATATTTCAGCTGGTCTAGCTTGTTGACTTAATGCTTCAGTATTAATATCACCACTAGAACTAGCTACTGGTGCTTTAGCTGCAGATAAACCTGCTGCTTTTAATACTACTGTGGGGCTTGTTGCTGCAAGCTCGTTAAGTTGTTTAACAGATAAGTTAAGTTCTTTTGCTATAGAGTTATACGTATCTTCAGCTTTATCACCATACTGTTCAGTAAACTTTGCAGCTACTGAATTAGCATTAGATTCTGCTTTAGCATTCGCTTCTCTTGTTGCAATAGTTTGATTAACTAAATCCATCACATTATCTTGATTAAGTTCTCCACTCTGCACGGTCTGTGCTGGTGTTTGAACTCCAGACTTTAATTCATCTATAAGTTCCTGAGTAGTTTGACGCTTAGTTAGTTCTTCTCTTACAGAAGCTAATTCAGACTCTAAAGTCTCAATATGTTTCTGTGCATGAGGAACAGACTTTAAAGCATCTTCTGGACTCTGGTACTTTTTACCCTCTCCAACTAACTCTTGAGCTTCGGTCGGAATCTCAAATGCTTTTGGTTGAGTATCTGTTTGTACAGTCTCCTGGGTAGGTTCTTGTACAGGTGTTTCAGTTGTTTCTGTTTTTACTTCTTCATTCATGTTACTTTCTCCTTTGGTCAAGGTAATAAATTATATAGTTTTGTTAAAGCTTTTTGAATACCTCTTTGATAAGCTTGATACTCATTAAAAGCAGGAAGTTTAAAGTTCTCTTCATCCATACACTTTCTATTAGATATATCTACTTGTTCAGATAAGTACTCTCTTAACTCTTCAAAAACTTGTTTCTTTGTTAAGGCTTTAGCCTTTTCACTTTTTAAATCCATACTATAATTATACCATATTTTTAAGTAAAAGTCAAGCTTTTACTGTTACATTACAGGTGGTTCTTCACTTTCAGGAGGTTGTTCCATTTGTTGTATCTCCTGATTAAGCATGTTTTCTTCTATAGAAGGTTCTGCTTGTTGTGCCTGTAAATCTTGTTGTATCTGCATTTTTATTTTCTCTTGTTCTGCAGCTTCAAATAATGCAGCGTTATCTTGCATAAATCCATACTGGTCAAAGCCCATATATTCTTCTATCATCTTAGCTACTAACTTAGGTGATACATGAGGACTAATCATTTGTCCTATTGGACTGTTAAATACACCTAGCATATTCTGTAAGAGCTGTGCTCTAGCAGCATAATGTCTAGCACCTATAGGTCTAATCTTACCTCTAGATGTTAAGTCTTCTTTAGTTACAGATAAGAAGTCTTGTACACCAAAGTCATCATCATATACTTTTGCTAGTTCAGGTAACTCTAAATTACGTTTAGCTGTTTCTAACATTGTATTTAAGATAGGTTCTAACATTTCTATCTCAAACTGATTAACTTTGTTCTGGAAGATTCTACCAGCTGCATTCTGTAATGATTGTACTTCAAATGCAGTCTTCTCTCCAGGTGTTCTAATACCCATAGCTTCTTTAGGAGCTCCTGCCATTTGCTCCATTGTATTCATTAAACCTTGCAGTTCATTGTTTACTTGAAATGCTGCAGGATTAGGTGGTAACATATCTATAGCACCATCTTCTTGTAAGTGTATAGTTGTCTCTGGTCCCCATTCAAACGGGTCTACCTCACCTTTAATAACCATTGGTGGATGTATAGTTAAGTCTAGAGCATCTGCTTTAGCATTCTCTAGATGGTCTAGTCTATATTGCATACCAACTAAGTTATCTAAAGGTCCCATACCATATAAGTTATCAGGTCTTTTTCTCCATGCTACATGAGCCTTAGTATCTTGTCCTATATAACTAGGGTTTTCTATATTACGTAGTACATAGCTTCTATCTATAATTGTAATAATTCTATTCTTATGTAGTACTTCATCATCTTTATCATAGAAGTCACCTTCAAACTCTATAACCTCTACCATACCTGATTGGTAGTATTCTTGTAGTGTACCAAAACCATCAGCAATAAATGCATCTGCTTTATTTACATCTTCTACTCTAAACATAGAGATACTATTTCTTATTTCTAATGCTTTATTAAATGCTGTTTTATTGTACTGTAAGTCAGGTCTTTCATCTAAATCTCTTTGTAACTCTCCAACAGATTTAACATACCTAGTAAACTTAGGTGACTTAGCAAAAGAACTAGCTACAGGGTTAAATACAATATCAAATGGTGATATACGTTTTAGTTTAGGACCATTGTAAGTTGTAATTACTTCTTTAGTTACTGGGTCTTCATGCTGTTCATTAACATATCTTACTTCACCAAAAGCATTACCATAGTCAATATAATCATATAACAGTAAACTTACTTCTTCTCTAAACTTAGATTCTTTTAGTTTAGTTTTCATGTAAGCTTCAATAGCTTTACGTTTGTTAATAGTAGAGTCTTCTCTAGATGCTCCTTCCCATTTCATCCAGTTATCATTAGGAAATAAAGCATCCATATAGTTGGCATGTAAGTTATCTCGTATTTGAGTTAACTTAGGTAGGGTTGTTTTATTTTTCCAGGGGAGTGTACTATTAGTTGTAGTTGTAGTATCAGTAGCAAAAAGATAGTTTCTTAACTCTCTCCACTCTGTTTCTTTTTGTTGACGTTGAATCCACCATTGATTATATAATCCAGATAATACTCTAGCTATGTTTTCTTGTCCAATCGCTTTTTCTATTTCAGCTACTTCACCTGCCATAATTTATTCCTTAATTTGTTATCCCACCAAACCTACTATGAGTTGGTAAAGGTTTATTAAATCCTAAACCTGTGTTTGCTCTGAGTTTAGGTGCTAATGATATTGCCATAGCATTTGATAATGCATCTTTAATATCATCATGTGGTGGATGTACCATCACTAATTCTTCTTCTAGTGTTTGACAGTTACCACCTTTATAATGCCAAACTTGTAAGTTATCATACTTTGGTTCTAATACTGCACCTACCCTCTGTGCTTTGTCTCCTAAGCTTCTAGTAGGTCTAAATTCATCAACTGATAGTGGGATACCATTTGGTTTAAGATAACTGTCCTTGAGCTCTTTAACGATGGTTTGTTGGGCTACTGTAACCTCAGCTCTTATCTTTCTAAATCCCCACTTTTCCCAAGCTTTTAATATATGTTGATAATAGTCTACAATCTTTTCTGTTTTAAATCTATCTATATCTAATACATAAAAATTGTTTTGATGGTCAACACCAACAATTACTAAAGCAGTATAGTCTGCTTGTCTTCTTAAACTAAATGCAAAGTCAATTGCAGCAAATATATTTAGTTTTCTATCTCTTAAATACCAATCACCCTCTCTAACATTTAATGCTGTTTTATCAAAGTACTGAAAGTTATCTGAATTTATCCTAGCACTTTCTGTTGTATTAGGGTCATTGTAATATTGAGCATAAAATTGTGTAGTGTCAATATACTTTGCTTTAATTCTAGCTAACTCTTTAGCATCAAATCCAAATGATTTACCATCTTTACGAGTTCTCTTAGCCCATAAGAATTCACCATCTGTTTCTACTACTTTTTGAAATAACTCATATACTTCATCTTCATTCTCTATTTCACCTTCATCATCATACAGAGTTTCTTTCATATTAATCATAGTATCATATATATCTTTAGGATGATACCTAGTTCCTACTACCCATTCTTGTGCACCAGGGTTTTCAATAGATGCTAATTGTGAGTAAGCACTTGCTACTTTTTCTCTACCTTCTTCTGAGTAAGCATTTCCTGGTACAACTATATCATCAAGTACAACAATGTCAGCATGGAAACCAGTTGTATTACTTGTAAGTCCAACTGCTTTAACTGTTGCATCCCTAATACCTTCTAGCTTTCTTTGTGGATGGTCAACAGCTATTTCAGCTACTGCCCACTTTTCTCGTTTTCCTTCTTCTGGATGTATCATTTCACTCCAGTACCTACGATATATAGGGGAATCAATTATCTGTTTAATAGCATATAACTGTTTCTCTGCTAAGTCTGCTGTTGCTGATACATATAATACAGTAGTCTCAGGATGTTTAGTTATATACCATGCTGTCCTATATGCAGCTAATTTACTCTTCATATGTCCACGAGGAAGTAATACTAGCTGATTATCTTTTCTATCTGTTCTACCCCACCAACTTATTAACTCTTCATGAATTGCTCCAAGTAATAAGTGTGGTGCTACTAATTTAATAAATGTAAGTAGGTCTGCTTCTGCAGCCTCTCTGATTTGGTCAATCTGAGTCATGTTATACTTTCTTTTTTTTATTAGATTTTTTATGTTTGTTAGCAAAGTTTCTTGCTGCTTCAACAGAACCAAATCCCCAAGCTTTTAATGCTAAAGCTTTACGTGTTGGTTTACCTTTACTATCTTTCATAGGACCATTCATTCCTGCAAATCTAGCAGCAAATGATACACGTCTAGGGTTTGTTCCTGACTTAACTGGTGCTTTAAGATTAGAGCCCTGTGCTTTTGCACTAGCTCTACCTTTAGCATTTAAACCACCTTTAGGATTCTTACCTTCTTTTCTTGTCCATGCTGCAGTCTTAGCCATTATTTATATTGTCTCCTTAATTTATTGCTCCCTAAGTTAGCTCTTTTAATTTTTTATGCTCCACCTAGTCTTAATGGTTTAGTTTTATTAAAAGCATTACTAAAATTCCATAGGACAGGTGTTACTATTCTGTCTCTTGGGTCATACTCTTTATCAGTATATGCTTCATAAGATAACCG